CGGCAACGTAACCGAAGAAGCGGTCTGCGCACCGCTGGTACCGGTAATCCCCACGGCGTCCACGTAAATAGAGAACGTGTTGTTGTTCGCCGTAACCGTGTACCCGGCGGTCAGGGTAGGCACCCCTACAGCAGCCCAAAGCTGGGCTGCAACCAGGGAAACCTGATCGGAGACATCATCCGTGGTCAACGTATCGGTGCGGTTGAAGAAGTAAGTGCAACGTACCGTATCGCCCGGGTCAGGGGCTTGTGCCAGTTCCACGATACCCGTTGATCCCGTGACCGAAAGAACCACAATGGGGGAACCATTGATCGTCACCGACACGGAACTACGATTCGTGGAAGTTGTTCCCGTGCCGTCGCCAGTCACGATGGGAGAGTTACGAACTTGGAACTTCGTAATGACCCCATCCCATGCGCCCAGCGTTACAACCCCGGTCTGGGAAGTCGAGACAACTGCTCGCCCAGTTTCGTCCTCAAGGGTGATTTGCTGGTCGACGGTGGCGGAAGAACCTCGGACAACCGCCAGATTGTTCTGGTACAAGTCCTCGTCACCCTCGCCAATGAACACCGGGAGCCGCAAGGACTCAATAGCACCTGCTAGGGGGTGCTCGAAGGAAGTCGACGTGTAAGTCCCCGGAGGAGCATAGTTTCTGCCCGGAAAATCTGCCATGGTGTGTCACCTCTCATTTTCAATCCACACTTCCCCAACTCGGAGAAGTGAATAGAGCTTGTTTTCAAATTTGCCGCTCTACATCTGTGCGTCCACATTTCAACCCTTACAGGTCTCACACTTAAGATCCTGCTATAGACAGAATCTCGCAGTGTTCAAAACAAGCGCAAGAAGCTCTACATTCGTTTGTTTACATTTTGTCCAGCCGGGAGATTCGCATCACCCCGACGGCGAGAGGCGTTTCCGCTTTCGTTTAATCAGTTGCATAGCCACATTATTGATGGTTCGCACGCGGTCGGCACCTTCCTTAACTTTTTTGTCCATCACCGCATATGTCCCATCAGGCTCTCTCGCAAGGTCTTCTTTGGAAGCATCTGGATGGTCTCGAAGAACTGTTCTTTTGTGCCCCTCACGATCCTCAACCGCAGCCCATTTCTCCTCGGCATCCTTAGCAATGATCCGATCTACCTCGTAGTCAACATCGGAGACTCCGGTATTCTGTGGCCCGATGCCTTCGGTCTCGGTGTCGAAATGATAATTGATATCTTCGGGAACCAAACGTTCAGCTTTTTCCCCGCACTGACAAGTTTTGGGTTCTTCACTTTTGTCGGCGTCCCCGACAGCCTCAAACCTTAAACCACAATGTTGACATTGAAATTCGTATATCGGAATAACCCTAGCCCTCCTGCTTGGCCTCATAATGAAACGTCCACCCGTTTCTTGTCCTTTTGCTATAGCCACAAAGGATATTCTTGACGCTGGTGCGGCTTAAACCAAGCTCATGGGCCGCCTCAAGCGCGTAACGAAACCTTCTCACTTGACCGTCAAGATGGGTACCTACAACTAACCTTGTGTAATTGTTAACCCGACTAGCTGCCGCCTTTTTTGCCCATGTGTTGACGCCCCCTTTATTCGCTGCACTTATAGCAGCATTATGTTCAGGGGAATTCTTTTTTCCGAGTCTCCCCCAACGACCTGCACCTCGATGAGCATCTAAAGCGATGTTGTATAAGACATCGGACGGAAATCGATCAATATGGTGTTGCTCCCTTTTGCGGACATCGACTTTGGCGCAATCCTCAATCCCCTCAAAAAGAAAACTTTGCTCACCATCCTTTTGCCATGCTCTTTGGAGATGGCGATTTGCATGGTTACCTCGCCGTAAAGCCCTTCGGTGAGCACCAAGGCGTCCATGAATATCAAAGGACGAACCAATGTACCGCTTTTTAGACCTCGTATTCAGTATTTCGTAGACCCCACTTGTTTTTATAGGCATTTTCGATCACCTGATTTTCTCGAAGTTTTTGCTCCGATCCCTGAAATAAGGATCTTCATATGGAGTCAGACCCAAACCTTCCATGGTTTGAATGTTGCCATAAACGCCTTTCAATTCTTCATCAGAAAGCCCGGCTACATATTTGGCCTGTTCCACAGTGAGCGGGGCGGCACGTCTCAGCGTCAAAGTCAGCGGAATAAAGATCGCCCATTCAGTTTCAACGGTCATGGAGAAGTTCGAGTTGAAAAAGTAGTCGTCGGCGTTTTCGTCAAAGACTTCCTCAGACTCGCCTCCCAAAGAGACATCTTTGATTTCCAGTCCCTCGGAAGAAAGACGGCTACGAGCAACCCCCCAGAGATAGATCACACTCTGGTCTGCAATCTCTGGTTGTTCATAAACATCTCTGGCCATCACATCAATGTCCAGATTGATTTCCCAACGCCCACCATACTCCAAGGCAGCAGGTTGGCGGGAATCCTGAACGACGATTGCCATTCTGTCGCCTTTCTTGTTTCGCCTCCCAAAAGCCAGGACAACCCCGGGGATTGCCGTTGTATTGGAGCGGTTCTCTATGATCTCAAACGGGCCGGTCGAGGTGCCTGGATACCGATAATCCGCAAGTAAAGAACAGCCGGTACCCATCTGTTCCATGAGGGTGATGGTGCCCAGAGCATCTACCGTGTAGTTGATGTTGGGTTCCAAGCGAAACCCGCCAGGAGACTCATACAAACGAAGAGTTCCAGCAAGAGGGGCTTGTTGCAGACGATATTCCGTGGGGGTCACTTGCGTCGGAGTCTCATTCTTCACATCCAAAAGTGGGTCCATGTAGAATTGATTATTTTCCGTCAGTTCAATGTAGTAGATGCCGGGTACCGAAGGGAACACCCCATTGTTTTCCTGAATGGCACGGGCATCTTCTCGTACCCATTCGATTGCAATCCCGGGGTAGTTGGCGTACTTGACCAGGTACACATAGGAAAGTTGGACGCCCTTATAGTTGTCTGCGGAGAGATCAACCCGGGTACCTCCGCTGGTTTTGACGATTATGCCTTGCTGGGGGCGTTCCTTGAAGCTGTACTTGCCCTGAATGTGCCCGGGGAGTTCGGGGTACTTCGGATGATACGACCAATATCGACGAAGCTCGTCAATGATCCTACGTTTTATGGCTCCTGTGAGATAGAAATAAATGGTCTTACCTCGCTTCCTCAGTCATCCTCGTATTCCTGCATTGCTTGAATGAGCATTCCATAAGCCACAGCATTCAATGGTTCCTTGGCACTCCTGACATCGGAAACCTCAATGGGGAACCGCTTTCTCTTCTTCTCGAAAACCTGAATGAAGAAGTCAAGGAAGCCTCCTACCATGCTAGAACCCCCTGAAATCACAATGGGGATAGGCTTCGGGAGAGCAAACTGGCTTTGGATTTCCTTGAACTTCTTGGCGATATGGTCAAGGGCGTACTCGATCATGGCACGGTAGTAAAACGCAATTGCTTCCTGTTCCCGGCCTTGAGGATCATTGAGATCCATGCCGCCTTCTTTGATGGCACAAATACGAGCCTGTGTAGACCCAACCGAGTTTGCAGCCCCCCTATCGATCCAATCACCGGCTCTCGCCACCGAGAAACTCAATCCTTCGAGGGTATTCACAGCCAAAGCACAGTTCACCATGCCTGCACCCATCGAGATTCCAATTCCACTGAAACCTTCCGCCGCAGTCTCCGAATAGATGATCGCCATAGCTTCATTGGAAGGATACGGCTCGTACCCGCACTCGCGCACGATCCTCTCGAAGATCCCCGTGTGATAAATGATGTCTTTCCCAGGTTGGTCAATCGGGGGTGCCGGAACTGAAAAGTAGCAAACTTCCTTCTTATGGGCAGGTTCTCCCAATACATTTTCGATCAGCAATCCCAACACTTCGAGAGAGTCCACTTCACTGGGGGAGATCAATCCATCAGCAAGCGGGCGTCGGGCTTCTTTGCCGAAAACGTTCGCCATCTCCATGGCCGCATCCCCAAGGATCAGAATCTCATCTCCCCGCTCCACGAAGTTCACATTGGACATGCGAAGAGTACGTTTGGCGTTCAAGGGAAAATCTATAAAGGCATCTCGCATACGCTTTGTTTCAACACCACTACCAGTGCGCCGTGCTGAGAGGACATTCATGGTTCCGATATCCAACCCACAGCCTCGGGCAACCTCGGGTTTCTTCTTTTTCTCTGCCATTTACTTCCCCCCCGCCGTCGGTTTCTTTTTGGGTTTCGGGCCTGGCTTCTTTTTGGGTTTCGGGCCGGGTTTCTTTTTCTTGGCTGCTTTCAATGCTTCAGTTGCCGCATCCAGATCAGCGTCACTGGTAGTCTCTGCCTTGACCGCTACTTTCTTGCCCCCCTTCTTTACCAACTTATCGGGAATGAATGTAGGATGGTCATCCTTGGCGGTGACGACTCCCGTTCCGGCAACCCCGGCTGCAGCCACCCCTTCAGCTACGGCGGTTTTGATGATCTCAGCGATCTCAGGAGCCGTCGTGGGCTTCCCTTCAGTCTTTTTGAGAGCCTCGGCTACCAACTGAGCCATATCACCTTTGAATGCGGCCATCTCTTCCCGCATTCCCGCTACCGCTTCTTCCCTGGTGACCCTGGCAATCTCATCGACATCGACATTTGGCTCAGGGGTCTCGGGTGTTGGTACAGGGGATGGTCGAAGGTTCTTCAAATAGGGAGGGGTATGTGTCTTGCTTTCATCTCTTTTCACTCGACACCTCTCTTGCCAACGGGCATCAATGGTTCCAGCTTCTTTCTGCCACCACAACACAGCAGAGGATTTCGCTTCGCCTTCGGACAACCATATGACTTCGCCCTTCTTTTCCAAAGTCCGATCCAGATCCGGCAAATGGACTGGAGGAACAAGGCATATCACTTTACATTCCTTCACCACTGGCTCTCTCCTCTCGTAGTCGATCCTTGATCTCAAGAGCGACTATCTCAGCCATTTTCTCACGGGCTTTTTTCACCCCACGTTCGAGAAACGTGTGCCGAGCGATCCCCGGATGAATCCACAACTTCTCATTCGAGAACGGCGTCATCCTGAAAATCACTTTACCCCCGTCCTCAAGGATTGGGATCGGTTTCGCTACCTTTTCCCGCACCAGACTCGTCATCGGCGCACGGGGTCTCCCCTCGATCAAACCTTCAATCCAAGGCCATGAGGATGTCACCTCAATAGTCCTCTCTCCTACAATCTTATAGCCAAATGAGTCAAAGAAACTGGGTTTGATCGTATGCCCCTTGGAATTAGGCAACCCCTCAGGCTCACCCCTAGCCGTCTTCCCCTGTTTCGCAAAATCCTTTTTGGCCTCCAACACAATTTGCTCAACAATGCACTCGGCTAATCTCTCCAGCAGTCGCTTATTGAGGAGGAGTTCACCCTTTGCGTCCACCATCTTCGCGAACGGGCCACCATAAACTCCCCTGACTCTTTGATCAGCCATTGATGACCCCCAAAAGACTCAGCCCCAAAGCACTCAAAGAGATGGCGACAGCGATCACCGAAACCCAGAACGCCCGTCTACTGGTGATGAAGCCCTGTCGTAGATTCGTATTGTGAACCTTGTATTCATGGTGCTGAAGAGGCGTCATGCCGGGAATACGTTCAAAGAAATCCCCACACTTTCGTTGGTCGTACACCTCATCTTCCAACAATTGAGTGCCGTACCAGAGGCAAACCCCGGCCCACTTCTTTTCATGGTGATCTTTGGGGTACTTGGCCCACAAACCACAGCGTCCACATCGGGCCATGAGATTCTCCGAGTTCTTAATACTGTTGATTTTCCCACGTCGGAGTCCGGCCTCTCTGCTCCCGCTCATCGGGGATACCAGACTTCTCGGTCTCCATGGGAGTAGCCTTGTGAACCCCTTCCTGCCGGGGTTCGTATCGGGTTCCAATGACCGGGAAAGGCACATCAGGATCTCTTTCCTGACGAGTTTGCGGCCACGGTAGTTCGGTGTATCCGACAATAGGCATCTTGTATCGGATGTCGCCCTCGTCAATGTAGGCAATGTTGAAGTGCTGTTGTAGGACATTGCCTCGATTGGAGGGTCTTCGTACTGGGCCTACCGAATATCGTTCGTTCGTCTGCTTGACAATGAAGTCTCGTTGGGTGAGCAACGGGCTTGGCCCCATCCAGATTTCGTAGGTATGCTCCATCCTTCGACCCGAAACCTGTTGGGAGATCCGCCGTTCAGCATCATCTGGACCGATGATCATCTCGTAAGGCCCCTCGTAGCCCCCAACATATCCGGTGCCGTAGCAGTCGAGACACGAGTTTCGAGGCATCTGGGAAAACTCCAGAGTGCGTTCATCCATCTGACAGGTACAGGGTATGCCCGACATTTTTTTCACAAAGGCTTTGACCCGCTCACCACCCTGTTCGAGAATCCAGTTATTCCGCCGCATGGCTTCTCGCCAAATGTAATCCAGTGTCTCTACGGCGATGTTGGTATACGGCTGGCAATACTTGAGAGGCGTTTCCGTGTACCCCGAGGGAGTTGTGGAATCCAAGGCAACTGTGGTCAGTCGATAATGGATCTTGGCATCCAATCCGGAACGTACATGGTTTCGGTTCGTGTAGTAGGTGATCGTCACCGTGGAATCGATGGTAGGCAAAATCGCTGAAATGAGTTGTTCCGTCGCCGGATCAACTGTGGCCTGATTAATGAGCGTTACTTCCCCATTAGGGCCAAAGACATTCTCTACCGGAACTTCAACGTCATCCACATAAAGCGTCACATCAGAAGGGGAGTCAGCCATCGTCACAGATTGAAACGGGGCATTGGAAACACTTTTGACAATTGGGTTTGCGGTACGGAAGATCCAACTTCTATCGTTTGCGGAAGCCCCTTTGGAAACCCACGATGTATCCCAACGAACAATCTCTTTCGAGACCATCGTATTGTCGGTCAAGTCTCTGTAGAACGTTCCACTAATTGGATATGGATTGATCCGAAAGTATGGGCCAAGATCAGAAGCGTCGCTTCTATAGATGTTAACCCCAACTATTGTGAATGCCGTGTTGTCTGGGAGGAGACTAGGATCGTCCCACCGCAGATCGTGGACACCCCGGAGGTAAGGATTCACCACCTGACCATTAATCGGCGGTATCGGATATCCTCCTGCTGGTGGTGTCCATCCTTGCGTCACTTAGCCCTCTTCAGCAGGGGCCTCTCCTTCCGCTTTCTCGGGTTCCTGTTCAGGAACTGCTTGGACCGGCGGCTGCGGAGGCATCCCCACCTGAATGATTTTGTTTTCCTGAATTTGCCAACGGACGCCCTCAGCAAGACCAAGCCTCTCCGAGACGCCGTCCATAACTCCCTTGGACTGCACTTCAATGTCCGACAGGTTTCCCATCAGGCGAGCTTTCTGCACTTCCATGTTCCCGATCTGGTGAACGATATCAGACGCTGCTTTTCGCATTTGCTGAAGCTGCGCAACTTCAGCCTCTTCCAATTCGCCCAGAACTTTGGGTTCAGGGGCTACCTGCGGTTGTCCGGGCATCGGGGGTTTCTGTTCGTCTACCATGCTTACTCCTCCAAAGGTTTGTCTACATTCATGCGTTTATCTTACCGCCCAAAAGGGGGACGTTACTACTCTTTCCGAAATTCGTCACTCATTTTCCGCAATTCAACAAGGAAATTGAGAACGTGTTTCCCTAAACGGTCATTCAAGATCAACTTCAGGGGGGGAGAAATCATACGCTGGTGTTTTGTGAAACTCCAATAGACCACTCCGTCTGTCCCCGTGTACTCGTAAATTCGAGAGCCGTATTTGGCGGCAACCTTCTTCAGGTCTTCTCGGAGTTCATCCTTCATCTGTCGACCCCTGTACATATTCCCCAAAACAAATCAAATATAGACTATCCCATCAAATCTCCACAATACTCGGGACTTATTGTACGAAACTGGAAAGGCACAATGCCAACACGTCCGTAAAGTCAACACAGTTTTCTTTAGACTCCTAACAGAACCTATGACCACGCCACGGGTACGATGCATAGCTTTCACTAAATCCCAGTGCCGAAACCCCTGGTACTCAGAATGCTTTTTGCTGGGGTTGTTCTCCCACACCTTCGTTCTCTTCGGGACAACCAAAAAAGACTTTGAACACAATTTAGGCTTGTAATTTCTGCAAACCATTGCAACAGCATCCAAATCGTGAGCCTTCTCCAACCCAATTCTCTTTCTCCAAATGGCCGTCATCCAACCAAAACAAGTACGAATCCTTAATCCGATTCCACAAAAAATCTCCTTCAAATGTTTCTTACCGGCTTGCAAATGGGCGGGATACCTGAAATACCTGGGTTTCTTGGTCAAAACCCATAAGCCTGCATGGAGTTCTTCGTGGCATTTTTCACAAAGGGTAATCCCATTTTGGGGGGAATTTCCACCACCCCGACTTTTGAATTGGATATGGTGTGCTTGTAGACGATCTTGAGTCCCACAACGTTGGCACTTATACTTATCTCTCCACAATACTTTGGCTCGAAATTGTTTTCCCTCATATTCTGACCTCTGAAACTCAGCCCCGACCAGTTTTTTGCCCGCAACCAAACTTGTATCAAACTGGCCTTCTTCAATCACAGCCCCAGTAATGTTCAATCGTTTCTTGAGATCGACGACCACCCTCAAAATAGATTCTTTCTTTTGCCTGATGGTCGGGGACAGAAAACCTTTTTTACCACGATTCAAAAACCTCGGTGCTCGAAAACGCAACTTTCTACTTCTTCTAGTTCTTCTGTACTGACTCCTTTGGATCATTTTCCTCGAAACGTCTTGTCTCAGTTTAATGACCCCCTGAAAAACAACTTCTCCCAAATGCTCATTCACCACACCAATTCCAACTTCTTTGGCCCCATCATCAATCCCAACCGTGAAATCCCCAACAGGATTCTCAACCACACGATTCAATTGAATTGTGTGGGGTACGACTTGATGCACTTTAGCTCGCCCAGCCCGGATCAAAATTCTTGACCTGGCGGGGTGAGTGGGGAGCAAAGGAGTCCCGTGGGCATCAATTACAAAAACTTTCTGTACTTCTTTTTCGGTCATTTAAGACCTACCTCCGTGAAGGAAATCATTGTCCTCGGCAAAGTTTCCGGGCCTCTGATTGTCTCGAAGATGTTACTGACCATCTCAGGTCTTGTTTCGTCCTTCGAAACCACTAGAGCCTGGAACTGGACAAATCCCAGGGTAGTTCCCCTTTGCTTCAAAGAAGCAGGGAACCCAGAGAACATAGGAGTCTTACTACCTTCAGTTCCACCATTTGTTTTCTGGTGGTTCACCTTAACTTTCCTCCTGAGCCTTGGAGCTACATGAATTACTTTTCACGAAGCCCTGTATGATCTTACGGATAGCCCCGGCGATTGCGACCTCTTTCTCATACTCTCCGCTCTCGATCTTTTTCTGCCACTGGGCTAAACATTTTCGTACTGATTTCTCGAATGGCCACATCCAATAATAGGCTCCGGTGGTGAACTGTTCGACAATGAAATCCATGTTGCTGTAGGGCTTGCCCTTGTACCAATAGTAGCAAGCCATCGTCATAGAATACCCTCGCATCTCGGCCCAGAGTCGCCCTGGTGACGGAAACGGAACAAAAAAGAGGAACCCCAGCAGCATCCACCACCACTGGGCCGAGATAAGGAGTGCGAGGGCCACCCACAAGGGGAGAAGGAGTAGAATCCCCATTGCAAGTGATTGCGGAAACAGATACACCAGAAAACCGAAAACGGGGAAAGTCAATCTTTTGCTATCGTAGGCATGGACACATTCATGCGCCATGGTAATCCACTGGTTCGTGTCCACATCTTCGGGTTCGGAACCTGGCCAATAAACTGTTCGATGGATCGTCGTGATGTAATCCGTCATGAATTTCGGGTTGAAGAAGAGGATGGCCCCCAACAGTTTCATGAACCACGATTTGCCCTTGTAGCGGGTTTTGATCCCTTTTTCATGGGCGTAGGCTGCGATCTCGTGCCAGATGTCTTTTTGTGACTTTGCCATCGTGGGACTCCTCAGTCTTTCCACAAAACGGTGACTATAGACTAAATAGTAGCGTATACTTTAATGAGGAGGCCAAATGGAGAAGATTTCCGAAGACCAAATTACCGCTATGGCACTTCTCTTTGGTCTGACGCCTCCTGAAGACTACAGACAGCAGGTTCTAGCAGACTCCAAACGTAAAAGAGACTTCATTGATCGCATGGGAGTAGAAGAGGGCACTCTGGTACATGAAACCCGTCAACTTGGTTACAGCACGAAACTAATGCTCAAAGCCCTCTGCGAAGCTCGACGAGGCCGAACAGTCTATCTCAAAGGACACAGTCGGAGTGCCTCTCAATGTCTCGTTCACGAAACCCGAAGTATGTGCCAAACTGTTGGGTTCTCGTCAGGATTTGCGACTCAAACAATTCGAGAATATCAAGAGCGCATCGAGATTGGCCTTGACCCCAAAAAGGAAATTATCCTCGCTGACATCGAATGCTTTCGTGGTCCCTAGACCGTTCTCCGGTGGGTATCGAGAAATAGATCAACTGCCTCGTTCTCCACTATCCTGGCGGCTAACCCCTCGACTGCTGCCTTGCGATCCAGTTCCGAATCCCGATCCACATCCCACGGCATATCAATGACTGCAACCCCCTGTTTTCTCAACACATCGGCCATGTGGGAAATCTCATGATCCAAATCAATGAGGTACTTGAGATCAATTACATCTTCGCACTTACGTCCGGTTTGGGCTTCCATTCTACGTTTGATTCGTTCTTGAGCCACATGAGGAGCAACCAGGAGCCGCACACAAACGTTGGGGAGAAGAACACTAGCAGTCATGGCGTGGTAAACACTACGGTAAGTTTCATATTCCCGTTCCGACATAACTCCGGTCTTGTAGAGGAGTCGAGCGAAACAGGT